GGTCAACCAATGACCTTTAATATCGATGGAAATCTTACAGAGTTTCAACATCGCCTTCACGCTATCGTAAGGTGTCAAAAAGATCGCAGTTTTCAAGTTGTTGTAGTTACTGGTGTTGATACCGATACTTTTTCAAAGACTGCAACTAACAAGGCACGGAAACCGATTGACGAGATCCAGCGTAAGTATTCTAAAGCTCATATGGATGAGGTTTCTATTCTTGGTGACATTCTTAAGCGTAGGCGTGGCGAACGTCTTGTAATGCAGAATGCAATCTCTACCTACGAAAATTGGATTAAAAACATTAAAAACTCAATTAATGTTGGTGGAGACTATGAGAACCTTTTGGATAAGTTTTCTCTTCAACGTAAAACAGTTCGTGCTTACATTGCTCTCTGCGAACGTTATGGGTATCTTGAAGAGTGTAAAACACTTCTGGAACTTCTAGACAATGAACTCGATGAAGACTCTAACGATAACTCTACTCTTTCTGGTCAATTCCTCTCCTTCTGGAATAAAAATGCAGTAGATCTCAGTAATGAAAAGCGAATGGATTTTCTTTACTCAATGCTTTGTGTCGCCACCGACAAAATTATTCTGCGTGATGATGGAATGATTCCATTTGATGTAGTTCCTTCTGATCTGGAACATTATGAAATGGAAAAGCAAGGAGTTTATCGTAAGTTTCTTGCCTGATCCACTTTGAGAACTGGCACAGGGGTCCTTTGGGACCCCTTTTTGTGCTGCTATAATACCTATGTTGAAACGCAAAACACGATGATCCAACTCCGCCCCCATCAACAGACTGCTCTCGATGCTCTCGCTCAGCATTCTAAGGGCATCTGTGTGTTCCCCACTGGCGGTGGCAAGACTAACGTTGCCATCTTTGATGCTATGCGCGTGTTTCAATCCGAAACACCTAAGACTGTTGTGGTGGTTGCTCCCCGCATTCTGCTTGCTGAGCAACTCTCCAGCGAGTTTCTTGAGTTTATCACCAATGCTTCTGTGTTTCACGTTCATAGCGGTGAGACTCACCACGAGAGCAGCACTCATCCTGAGAAAATCTACAACTGGTATTCGACTCACAACTCCTGCCACAAACTGATCTTCACCACCTACAACTCCCTTGAGCGTCTTGTTGATGCCGAGGTTGAGGTGGATACGATCTACTTTGACGAAGCACACAACAGTGTTCAGCGCCACTTCTTCCCTGCCACTGAGCACTTCAGTCAGGAAGCAAATCGTTGCTATTTCTTCACTGCTACTCCTAAGCATTCGCTGGCAGTTGGCAAACCTGGTATGAACGATGTTGCTGTCTACGGACAAATCATCGCCAAGGTTCCTGCTCCCGAACTTGTTCAGGGTGGTTATATCATCCCCCCTAAGGTGATTGCCACGGAAATGCGCCTTTCTGTGCCTGGTGAGGATATTGCTCAGCGCGATTGTGAGTATCTGCTGCAGATCATTCAGGACAATCCTGTCAACAAGATCCTGGTGTGTGCCAAGGCAACCAAGCACATCATCAATCTGCTTTCTGAGTCTGATTTTGCAGAGCAACTTGCCGAGCAAGGTTACTCTGTGATGCACATTACTGCCAAGCACGGTGCTTACATCGACGGGCAGAAGGTCAACCGCGAGGTGTTCTTCGACACTCTCAACGAGTGGGGTCGTGATGCTGACAAGAAGTTTGTGGTTCTTCACCACAGCATTCTGGCAGAAGGTATCAACATTTCTGCTCTTGAGGCAGTTGTGTTCCTCCGCTCTATGGATATTGTGGGCATCGGTCAGACCGTTGGGCGCACTCTTCGCCTTCACCCACAGGATGCTGCTGGTATTCGCTCTGGCGCTATTCAGGCAGGTGATCTGGCATCTTACACCAAATCTTACGGTTTGGTGATCTGCCCCGTGTTCGACAAGAATACGACTTCTACTGCCAAGAAGGTTCAGAACGTTGTTGACATCATCTTCCAGCAGGGTGATGTGGCGGTGTCGGTGGTTCGCAAGTGATCCACCCCCCCTGCCTGAAGCGGTTCCCTCACCCCAAACCCCTTGCGGTCACTGGGGTGAAAACCGAATTTTCTTGCAATTCTACGGTAAGGGTGCTATGATACCTTCGCCGCAATCCCACGACCGATTTTTTGATTTATGGAAGGATTTGTAACAGAAGATGGGTATGCTGCTGTACCTTGGGGCAAAAGATTTGTAATCATTTATGGTGGTTATCAATTGACTGATGTGAGCACCATAAAGCAGGCACATAAGTTCATCAAAGAACATCGCACCAATCCACAAACTGGCACAGTATTTGTCCAATAGAGATTTTTTTCAACTACAATGTCTTTAACAACGATTAAACAAGTGAAAAAGAAATTTGTCAATGTAACTCCAAAGAGTTCAAAAGCAAAAAATCGTTTTATTAATAATATGGATTCCTTTCACGCTTGTGAGATTGAGCAAGAAAAGGATGGAAAAATATTTCTTGTTTCATTAAATCGCAAATACTGTTTCTGGGTTCAGAAGGAAGGTAACGAACATTGGGGGATTGAAAAATGATTGGATTGATTGCTAGTCTTACCTGTGGTGTAGCTACATATTATGGTGTAGGAGATGGTTTTCATGGGCAAGTCACCGCTAACGGCGAACGGTTTGATGCTTATCGTTGGACTGCAGCTCATCCTTATCTACCTATGGGCACAAGGATTAGGGTAACAAATCAAGATAATCTTAAGCAAGTAACTGTAAGAGTGAATGATCGAGGTCCTTATTCCCACGCAGATCTTGATCTAAGTTATGCTGCCTTTGCGCATATTGCTTCTACGAGTAAGGGTAATGCCACTGTGTGTTGGAGGGTCGTAGGATGAAGGTCACCGAGCACAATATAGGGGATACTGATTTAGATCTCACTGATGTTACTGAATTAATTCGCCTTTGTAAAGAAGAGTCTAGAAAGCATCAAGGAGATAGGGAAACTCTTTTGTATTATGGGTCATTAATCGGAAAGTTAGTCTGTATCCGCCACGATTTGGTTTCTTGAGAAGTATATTAAATAGTAATTAATTAGGGGAGCAATTATGGTTGTATTTTTATCAACAACTATTATTTCTTGTTCTCAGGCACTGAATATTATTCAGCGCATTACTAATGTTGTAGGATTAACCGAAACTCAAAAAATTGAAATAATTCAAGAGGTTCGTAAAACTATTCCCTATTGTCCCGTAAAAGTAGTAAAAGATGATGGAAGAAACTCAGGAAGATAAATGGAATCGTGGTCTCACACTTTTTGAGGAAAGTGTATTAAAACCAGATTCTGAACTTCGACAGTGTGCCCATAATCAAAAGTGTTACAATGAACTCATGTATATTCGTGAAAATGTGTTAGAATACTTAAAGACTTTACGAAAATAAATATTGTACATTTATATGGAAACCGAAAATGCTATCAACACAATATCGGTTGAGGCTTGAAGAAATTTGTGCTCGTATTGCAAGACACGAGCAAGTTGGGTTAGAGGATATGATCTGGGCAGAAAAGCTTGCGAAAGCAAATCGTTCTGCTGCGACTATTCTTCGTCAAGCAAGAAGAAAAGCAGAAAACCCTGATATGAAAGAAGGAGACTTAGATGACTTTCTCAACCAATTAGATATTGGTGGATTAGGTCACGAACGCTTTGGTAAGCGCGGATTTGATAGTGTAGATGATATGGTCGATTGGTGGACGGAAGATAAACCCGAAGATTGGAGGCAAAGAGACTGATGAACGCTGTGTTGTATTCTAAAGAAAACTGCCAGGAATGTGATAGGGCAAGATCATTACTCCAAAGTCTTGGTGTTTCACACTTAGAATATAAGTTAGGAAGTGATTATAACGAGAAACAGTTTCGTGCCGAGTTTGGTAGTAATGCTCAGTTTCCTCAGGTTGCAATTGATTATAAGCACATAGGAAGTCTTAAAGAAACTCTTCAATATCTAAAAGGAGTGGGAGTAATATGAGTGAAGTTCAATTTAAGAAACATAGAGTATTCCGTGAAACAGAGTCTGTTGTTTTCTATGATATTTCTGTAGAAGACTCCAATGCACAAGATCTTGTAGTTCATACTGGTCCTGCTATTTCTCCCCCCGACGATATTGTAGGGGCAAAACAATTTTATATTCACCATCACCAGGTAGATCACAATCGTGTTCTATCTGGTCTTCGTACATTTGAATTGGTAAATCTGGAATGGAGATATCCATATCATATTGTGCATCTTAATCGTACATCTGGTGCCCTGGTAATTCCTAAGATGACCTTCCATCGTTCATATTCTGGACCAGATGGGTCGATTGTGATTAATCAGGCAATTCGTGATGATGAATTTAATCCAGAAACAGAATTTGTTCCAGTTTCTGCCGCTAAAAATAAAGATCTTTATCATATCCTTGCACACGAAAAACCAGTCATTCACACTTTAGGAGAGTAATGACCTACGAAGAATTCCTACAAAAACCAAAAAATTTTGTAAAAGATATGCTTGATGTGATGAATATCAAAATCAAATATCAATTGGAATTCACTGAGCAAGAAAAGCAAATTAATCAGTATCTTCTTCAACATGATGAGGAGACAAAGTTAAATAGTCTTCGCGGTCATTTTAAAAAGTGTTGGGATATAGATAAATGAAACAAGCAGTTATTCTTTCACTTTGTTTTCTTCCTCTTGCAATCATCTATGTGATTATGAAAGTTTCGTTATGGTTGTCTAGCAGTGTATCAGAAATCAAGTATGTAAAGGACGATGCAAAACGACCACACGGACCCTATCTGGAAAACCCATATGGAGATGTTGACGAAGAGAATGAAGAGAATTGAAATTTCTGATAAGATTGACGAAGCAATCTGGAAATGGTATTTTGAGCATGGTAAAGAAGTTCCAAACTGGAAAATGCAAAAGGATCCGCAATGGTGGATCGACTATTTGGAGTCCCTTGACAAAGGAGAATAGATAGAGTATAATTATCGCATATATCTTCTTATTATGGACTACAAACCTTACAGTATTGAATGGAGTCGGAAACGCTACTTATCCGAGGCAATTCAACAATACTTTGATGACGATGTTTCTGTAGAGGTTGTACTTGATGACATTGTTGATGTTCTTGAAGTTAATGCACTAGAGTATAGAACTCGTGCAGAAAAGTTTCAAGCAGTTTTAGATGGACTTAAAGGATTAAGTTAGTAATGGAATTTACAATTCTACATCATTCGTATCGGTTTAAAACAACCTCAGATGATAATAAGTATGGTAAATGGGATTACATTGTTTATAATTTAGTATTCACTGCACACGATCACTACTTTAAGGGAATGTGTCTTGATCTATCTGCAGAATGGAAAAGAGTTCTGGTTACTAAGGATAAAGATAAGGCAGATGAGTATCTTTTAAAAAGCATTGAAGAACACTCCGATGCAGAAAGAAATAAAATCTTCTTCAAGGCTTGGGAATATCAATCTCCTCATCTTGTTTATAATGAGAAGTTTGATTTCTTTCAACTAAGAGATTACATTCAAGATAATCCTGCTACCAGAGGGACTATCGCATATATAGAAGACCTAAAACGGGGAATTACCTACGGACACTTTGCCCCTTTTAGTTCTTTGTATGCTTGTGTCCACAATCTACAATACTGGTGGGATTAATGTCTAATTTTCAAATATCTTTGCTGCTTATATTTGGAATTATTTTTTATATGGTCATTGTTGACCAAAACGTAGCAGATTTTATAAATCTAGTACTTAAAGTAGTTAAGAACGAAGTTTCTAAAAAAATTTGGATGATCAAGTATCATCCCCGCAATCCGATTACTAACTTGATTAAACGGAGAGAGTATGCTAAGATTGCAGAAGAATTAAGAAAAGAGTATAACATTCAGGAGTAATATAATGGCATTGGCAAAACAAGTTGAAGAGTCACTTAAAGATGCAGAGTCGAGTTTAAGAAATGCTCTTGCATATGCTGCTCGTTCAGAACGTCCTATGGTGACTTCTGTGATCGCAAATCTAATTCAACGTATTGATACCTTAATTTCGACGGACTCACTTCTTGATAAACTTGAATCAAGAAAACCTGGTGATAATGGAGTCTGGAAAGATTTTTTTATTGACCCTGATTGATCATTAAGTTTCATTACTCAACCCTTAAAACAATATTAAGAAATACAACTTTTCCTCTATATAATGTTAGGATATTCAAACAAATGTGCCCTAAATGAATATGACACAAGAAGAGTGGAAAGAGCTGAATGATCTACGAGCAGCGATTTCACAGTATCCTGCATCAGTTGTCCCAGAAAAGCAGGAAAGATTTACAG